ACACCGCCTTTTGTTTGAATCCCTCCTGATAGGTTCATCATGTCTGCTCCAAGGCGCGGCACTCCCATTGTGTTTATCCGCTCAGCCTGACAGCCTTCTGCCTTGAGAAACTCAATCACCGTCTTGGTGAGCTGGTTGGCGCTGCCTTCTTGCACCTTCGGAACAGGTCTTACATGATTCGGAACGTTCGGGTGTTTAAGCTTTGAAGCTTTCAATATTGATTCGCTGATTCGNGTCTCTGGTTTCTTTTGTCATATCTATTTTTATTTATTGAAACATTACTAATTGGCTTTGATGCTGTTTAAGCCGTTTTAAAGCACTTTTATAATAGTCGGCATCTAATTCGCAAGCTGTTAAATCAAAGCCTCTATTGTGGCAGGCTATCGCTATTGAGCCACTTCCTAAATGCGTGTCAAGTATTTTGTCGTTTTCTTTTGCGTAGTTCATTAAAAGCCATTCATAAAGTTTTACTGGTTTTTGGGTGGGGTGTATTCTTACTTCTTTGTTTTTCATGTCTCCCTGAAGCATCCCTTGCCACTTAAATTTAAACTTTCTTACAGCTGTTTTAAAACTTGTATAAGCAAGTTCGCAATCAGCAAAATCTGTAGTTCCGTTCACTTTATCCCACACAATCCAACAAGAAGAGTTCGTTAAATTTTCCACAAAATAATTGCCACCCCAAACAATTTGATTTTTAGATACTCGCCTAAGTTCGGCAAAGTAATCCGCAGTAGGTGTGGAACTATCCCAATCCTTTTTATTATATTCAATCTTTTTTGCAACTCCGCCACCTTTGCCTTGTGATTGCTTATTAATATTAATACCGTATGGCGGGTCGCAAATTGCCAAATCAAAGTAGTTATCTGGGTAACGTGCCATTAACAGCATATTGTCTTCATTTGTAATTGTAATCATTGTTTCATATCTATTTTTATTTGTTAGTTATACGCGGGTGTTAGCGGTCAGGCTAAATACCGAGTACTCGTTGAAACTCAAAACGCTTTTGGTCTTTACCTTGTTCGTGAACGTGTTTAAGCAAATCTGACCATCTACTAAATTTTGTAACTTTTACATCGCCCCAGCCTAATAGCTCGTATGTGTCAAAATATTTCCATGTAAAGCCTAAATTTTTGAGTGCGTCTACAAAATCCTTTTGAATTTTAGAAAGGTCTTGATACTTTAATAATTCTTCGTTTGTCATTGTTTTATTATTTTAATTTTTGGACTTCCAAAAACGGGGAAGCCCGAACCGCTAACACGCAATTGGCAAAATAAAAGCCAGTGGCATTTGTGGTAAACTTGAACGGTAGTGGTGGGCTTTTACTTCGCCAATCGCCACCGTTATGTGCCAATACAAGTCCACAGAGTAGGAGCAACTTTCTCAATTTTAGACTTTGCAAATCCAAATTCTGCGACATCTCTTTTTATTTGCTTTTCTTCTTCAATCCATTGGTTTGCTTTTGTCCAAAAATCTTTCTTGATTTCAAATCCAAAAGATTTTCTATTCAATCTTTCAGCAGCTACAATTGTAGAACCGCTACCAGCGACAGGGTCAATTACCACATCGCCTTCATCGGTAAATATTTCAATTAATCTTTTTAAAAGTTCAACAGGTTTTTGGGTTGGGTGTATTTTTTCGCTTTCACCATCTCTTGGCCAGTCCATACAGTTGAAAATCATTTTACCATTGTTTCTAAATTTTGGTAATTTGTCTCTATAAAGAATTAAGCCATATTCACAATTTCCCACAACCTTCATATTTGCTTTTAATACCTGAGCAGAAAAGTTTTTACGAAATACCAAATTTATATATTTATTCAACCCATACCTTTTAGCCAACTCAATCAAATACATTTGTTGGTCAAAAGCACAAAAAATAATCATACAAGGTGCAGCAGATTTTTGCCGTACAATCCCTTCTACTTTTACCGTTTTAGGCTCTGATTTTAACATTGTAGAACAAAAATGCATAAACTCGGCTGGTCTAAAATCCTCGTCAGTATCGAAAAAGTTTTTTCCAGCTAATTTACTTTCACCCTGTTTGTTGTCTCCACCCTCATACCAAGAGGGATTTGAAGCGTATGCATTGTTTCCTAAATTGTAAGGAATATCTGCAATTATTAGTTGTGCTTTTGGTATTGAGTACCGCTTGTAATTTTGAAAATGGTCTCTGTAAATCATATTTTTATTTTATTTAATTGGTTAATTAAATCTTTCCTAATTACAGTGAACTCTTCATTAAACGTGTAGCAGTGCTTTTTATCGTACCAGTGCAGCACGCTCCAGCCTTCTTTAATCGTGTCGGCTTTCATTTTGCCGAAGCTGTACCTTCCCGGCTTGAGGGCTTTCATGTGTAGCACCATTTTGTCGATCTGATTTAGTATAATTCTGGCCATGTCTCTTTTGCCCTTTCTATTGAATTGAATCGCCTCGTTTCACTGTTTCGCTCCGAGTTGCTGTGTAACATGAATGCCTGATCCGTTTCATCTATACCATATCTTTTAAGGATTTGTTGATAATCTTTTACTTTATTTTCAAGTTCCTGTATAACGGATCCTTGATTTCCTGATTCAGTTACAATCAAGAAGTCTGAATTAAACTTTGTATTCTGCACTTCTCTTTCCATTAGATCGATATATTTTTCCAAGGCCGAGATATAAAATTTATTTTTATTCAGATAAGCTTGATTTGCATCCGGCTTCTCTGCATAAGATTTCATTTTTCGATTCATCTCTTTTAAAGATTCATAAGCCTGTACTCTGATTAAATCATTCATATTTTTAAGTTTTTGTTACACATTGTTACACATCCTTGTTTTTGTATTTATTTAATTATCAATCAGTTAAAGCGATTTGTTACACATCTTTTTTATTTGTAACTTATTTGTAACACGATTAACTTACGCATTATCAGAACCTTACCTACTACTTTTACTACTTTGTTACAAATAAATAATATATATAGAAGTAATGAAGAAAACATAGTGTATTAGTTTTAAAACTGTGTGTAACTGTAACTGTAACATATTAAAATGGTGAGTCATCGCTTTGTATTTCCATACCGAATTCGTCCTTATCTCCCACATAATCAGCGGCTTTAAAGGTGTAATATCTACCAACCGCATTGAGTGAAGTGAAGTGAATTTCATCATATCTACCATGCTGGTACTGTAACAAGAACTCATCCTTGAGAACTTTGCCCAAATATTTTGAATTGTATTGATTATTTTTAGGCAGCAGGCGTTCCAGCAGCTGCTTCGCTGTTGCCTTTAATTGCGACTGTCTCGACGTGCTAAAGTAGTCAGTCAAAGCCTCAACAAGGTCAAAATATAAAGGAGTATGGGACTGCTCTCTAACCATTTCTAACGCTTCGGTTTTGATAAGATCAGTACTAAACCATGCGCGAGATTCTTTTTTTGTAGATAATTCACGGCCACGAAGGAAGTACACGAACGCATCAATCTCATTTTTTAAGTCGGCCTCGAAGTTATAGTTGATGTTTTCATCAGGAATTACAGGAATCTTTCTGACCCAATATCTTATATCATATTTGTTAGCTGAAATAAAATTATCTTCATGATTTGATGCGAGGATTAATTTACCAAAAAAGTCAACCGTATGCGAACGCTGGAATTTATCATTGAGCGAAATTTTCTTTTGCGTGGCAAGGGCTTTGAGTTTCTCCTGAGCTGAGCTCCTTTCAATCCTACTTTCCTCAAGAGCAATTATGAGCTTATATCCATAGATAAAATTAAATTGAGAAGTCAGCTCTTGGTTTCCAATTATTATCATATTATCTTTAAATAATAGATTGAGCCAGTTTAGGAATGTAGTCTTCCCAGTCTGATTTTCTTTCGACACCAGGGACAACACGGGTAGAAGTTGCAGAGGTTGATCATAAATTAGCTGAATGTAATCTAATCCAAGTTCATACTGATCGCCAAAAATATGGCGCAACAATATCTCAGTCCACTTCCATTGCCCGCGTTTAGGTTGATGATCAAGTTTATGATATAGATTGTACATGTCTGGGGGTACTTTAAAATCGCCATAATTATCCGGAACATTTATAAACGCTTGAAATTTCGGCACAGTTTTCAAAAACCCGACTCCGAAGTCATCTATTATAGTTTGTCTTTTCATACCAAACATTTTAACAACTCGCGATCTGTCTGCTGTCACGACTTCTGCAAACTTAAAGAAGTCGTCTCCAATTCGTGCGATGTTCATATTTGTTGTATAAAAATAAAAGCAGGCCGGTTGCCATACCGGAACAACCATTGCACACGGAAAGGCAAAGGCTGTTTCTTCCTGCTTTCAGATAATTTATTTTGTGAATTTTCCATGATTTTATAGATTTGATGGGTGGCATTCCATCTATTTATTTAACAAATTTACAAATTATATCATTCATTGCAAATACTTTTTCTCTATAAGAATTTAAGTTCTAATAGATTTTGTTTATAACTCGACTGTGCTGTCGAACTCTTTTAACTCGATAGTACGTACTTTGATATGTTCAGAACTCATCTTCAAGGATTAAATAGGCTACCCCAATGACCCCCACCCCACCATATTGCAGGATATTGACACGCCGAATCGTATTCTTTATATGTATCATATTCTTCTAAAAATCCATTTTTCTTTGCTTCTAAAAATTCATCCTCGCAAAAATAATCATTTGGATGTCGACCAAATTCATCTTCCAAGATTTCTAAGTATTTTTCAATGTCAAAATCATCAGACAATACATCTGTTTTGCTGTCAATCCTAATTAGCCAATAATTAGGACGTTGGTCTATTGTTCCTATATAAATCAATTGCTTTCCGTCGCCTATTATTTTTTCAGAAATAACAGGCTTTATAGTCGTAAATTCTCCCCAGAATTCTTTTTTCCGCTCTCTTGTTTCCCACTCAATCCATTCCTGCATTGTGGCATCATTAGATAATAATTTATTTTGTAATTCTTCTAATTTATTCATAATTTAAAACCTCCATTTTTCTGCAAACTCATTCAGTGTTGACTCAATAGTTTGAATCTTAAATCTCCATTTAGGGATCTCAATAGCGAAGTCTTCACGCCGAAACACTATCACGATTAGCGGCCGCTCAGTGGCGAATGGGCAATACGAGACCCAGTGAACTTGCATAATTTCATCAGAAACTGCAAAGTAGTTTTTTATCTGACCCATGTGGGTTGATTCCACGCCTTCAAAAAACCGCTGCATGTGTATAGCGCGGTTCTGAGTACATTTTATTTCAAGAGCTATTGAGTCGTCAAAGCTCATTCCATCTGGGGAGGCGTGATGTATTGCGCTAAATTCTGATCTAATCAGTCCCACTTCTTTAAATTTTATCCCCGATTGTTCACTGTAGAGCTGTCTCGCAATTGGTTCATTATCAATACCAAACTGCATATCATCAGAAATAAAATCATCAGGAAAAAGGAACTCGGCCAAGCGTTCATCGAGAAGCTCATAAAGCAATCTATTTTTTTTAGTTGAAATAACATTACTAAATCTTTTACCGCCGATGCTGCCTTTTCTAGCGTAAAACCATTCTGGGCTGCCCTGTTTAAATGTTTCTATTTTCATTGTTGTTGT